GTTACGACGATGACGACGTTGAAATTGTTTTGGAAGCAGGCGAAGGGGCAAAATTACCGCAACCTTCAACTGACGGAGAATTTAACCTTGTTTGGTGGGATTCTTCTTCGTATTCCGACCCTTCTGACGACCCTAAAAAAGAGATTATTAGGGTAACAGCGAGAAGCGACGACACTCTGACTATTACAAGAGCTCAGGAAAGCACAACAGCTTCCACTAAAAACACAGCCAACAAGATTTACAAAATGATGTTATCGGCGACTAAAAAAACTTTTGAAGACATACAAGCGGAAAAAGAGCCGACACTTACAGCTACAAGGCTGGGAGCTATAATTGGCGGAGCAGACGATGCCACTCCGAACGACACTGATTACGTTGCGACTTCTTTGACTAGTGCTGGAATTTTGAAAAAAATAACTTGGACAGCGGTAAAAGCCTTTTTAAAAACTTATTTTGATACAATTTACAGCTCGGGGCAAGCCTTTCCAGTAGGTTCAGTTTTTATTTCGGTCGTTTCGACAAATCCAAATACATTATTAGGTTACGGAACTTGGAGTGTTTTTGCACCTGGAAGATGTTTAGTTGGGATTGATTCGTCCGACACAGATTTTGACACAGTAGAAGAAACTAGAGGCTCAAAAACTCATACTTTAACGACCGCAGAAATGCCAGAGCATACTCACACACAAGACGCTCACACACATACGCAGAACGCTCATACTCACACGCAAAACGCCCATCAGCACACAGTTACAGGTTCAGGAGGAACAGATAATTCAAATAGCAATTCTTATGTTAGAACTGATAACAACCCTGGATATACTCCACCGACATCATCAGTAACAGCAACTAACCAAAACACGACAGCGACAAACCAAAATGCGACCGCCACTAACCAAAATACTGGTTCAGGTAACGCTCACAACAACATTCAGCCTAGTATAGTTGTTTATATGTGGAAAAGAACTGCTTAATTTATAATTATTTAATTTAGAAAAATGGAGAACGAAAAAGGTATTTTAAAAAAGTTAGAAAAAGATAATATTATTCTAGCTAAAGAAGAAAAAGAAAGTGCTTATAGAACAATAAAAGTTAAAAAAATTAGGATTATTCCTCAAAAAGAAGTTGAAGAAGAATATTCAGTTGAATTATTAGAAAGTAGAAAAAGTGATTTAGAAGCTAATATTAAACTTCCTTTAGACCAGATGGAAGAGAAAATTTCTTTGAATTAGGAACGAAGATTAATAGAGGTAAAGAAAAAACAAATATCACAGTTGATAAGATAAAAATCGTAAAAGGAAGTCCAATGGTTATTTTTTCTGATGGAGAAGAAATTCTTTATTCAGGATTAAAATTTATTGCTTCTTATTTCTAGTTAGAAATTTAAGCGTCTAGGAAAGAGAGTAATGTTAACCTTAAAAAATGGCATACGGAAGTTTTAGTTATGGTTCTGTTGAATATGGAGGTCAGTTAGTTTTTAAAATAACTTATTCTCAAACAATAAGTTCAAAAACTAGAATACAAAGAATTGAGCAAAAAACTCTTTCCGCAAAGAGTCGTATTAAGGTTGGTGGAAAAATAAATGAAATTTTTTCAAAAATAAATATAAAAAAAAGTTTTGATAATTCTATTCAAGCTAAAATTAGAATTAAAAAAGGTTTTTCTAATAATATTTCTGCAAAAATTAGAATTAAAAAAACAGAAGAAAATTCTATTTCTGGTAAATGTTTAATTGAAATACAATCAATTAATTCAATTAGTTCAAAAATTAGGATTCAATCAGGTAAAAATAAACTAATTTTAGCTAAAACTAGAATACAAAGAATTGAACAAAAAGAAATTAATGGAAAAATAAGAATACAGAAAAATAATAATACAAAAAATCTTTCTAGTAAAATAAGAATAGGAGTTGTTGACAATCTTTTAATAACAGCGAAAGTAAGAATTAAAAGAAGTGAAAATAAACAACTTTCTTCAAAGTTCAGTGTTAAAAGAAATTTTTCTTCATCTGTAAGTGGAAAGATAAGGATTGAAAAAACAGAAAATAAACCTCTTTCAGCTAAAATAAGAATTGGAATTTTTGGTAATAAACTTATTTCTTCAAAAATAAGAATTTTAACGCACAAAGAAAATGAGATTAGTTCAAAAATCAGAATAGAAAGAAACGAACAAACTATTATTTCAGCTAAATTTAGAATACAAAACGGAGAAAGCCAAGTATTGTCCTCAAAAGTTAATATTAAAGAAACTAAAAATAGACTAATTTCTTCTAAAATAGATATTAAAAATATTTATAATAGAGAAATAAATGGAAAAATAAGAATCAACAAAATCTTTTCTCCAACAATTGAAGCAAAATGCAGAGTAAAAATAGCAAATGGAGAAACAATTTCTGGTTTTGTTATTATTAAAAAAACATTTGAGCAAAATATTTCTACTAGATGCTGTATTTTAGCGACTATTCCTAAAAGAATTTCAACTAAAATCAATATTAAAAAAACAAAAATTAGACTGATTTCTTCTAAAATAAGAATTGAAAAAAATAGAACAAATAACATTTCTGCAAAAATTAGAATTGAAAAAACAGAAAATAATTTAATTTCTTCTGTAATTAGAATAAAAACTGGAAATTCTAAAACTATTAATTCAAAAATTAGAATTGAAACAAATGAAGAAAAAACTTTATTTTCTAAAATAAGGATTGAAAGAAATGAAAGTAGTAATATTTCTTCAAAACTTAGAATAACAAATACAAGTAGTAATTTCATTAACTCTAAAATTAGAATTGAAAAAGAAGTTCAGCACGAACTACATTCAAAAGTTAGAATTAAAAAAACAATTACTAATACAATTTCAGCTAAAACAAGTATTCTTTTAGACAATAGAAAAAAAATTAAGGCTAAATTTAGAATAAATCGGATTGAATCAAATATAATTTCAACTAAAGTTAGAATTAGAACTACTCAACAAGGAGAAATTTCAGCAAGAATAACTGTTTTCAAGCCAGCTCAAAAAACACTTAAAGCTAAATTTAAAATCCAAGTTATTCAAATCATAGACAGAGTTGATATTTTGCCGTATAATATAAATATAAAAATTTGCGACCTTTCTAAAGAAAATAAAATAAGAATTAAAAATTGTGATAAAGGTTTAGTTAATAAAATTCAAATTAAAAATTGTAATAATAAAAAACAAATTGTTATTAGCGATGCTAATACAAAAAGAAAACACACTATAATTAATTGTTATTAATCAAATGATAGACCAAATACTACAAAATTCTACTGATAATATTGAAGTTGAAATTCGTGAAGATGGAGTATTAGCAGATGCTGATGGAGATGTAACTGTTGTTATTTCTAATCCAAATGGAATTATTATTTATAATGGAAATTCTGCGACTAAAATTTCTACTGGGAAATATCAATTCAGTATTGATTCTAGTTTTACTGATATTCTAGGAACTTTTTCAGTTGTTTGGTCTTTCACAATTTCTTCTACAACGATGCAACATACTTCACAATTTGAAGTAGTTTCTGCTATCTCTACTGGATATTTACTTTCAACTGAATACAGACAAATGACATCTCTAGATGTTTCTGAAAAAACAGACGCACAATTAGCACAGTATATTAAAAGAGCAACACATTTAATTGAATCTTATTTAGGCGGTTCTATAAGATTAGCTAGTTATGAAGAGGTCCAGAAATGTGTTATTGATTATCCGAATAGTGGTATTCATATACAATTAGACCATACTCCTGTTAATTCCCTTACTTCAGTTAGTTTAGAATGGACTCCAAATTACTCAACTGATTTATTAGTTTCAAATATCAGAATAAATAAAAAAAGTGGTTTTCTTGAATATTTTGGATTAAATATACATAATTCAATGATAGCTACATCAAGAGATTTAACGATTTCAAATATACCTCCAGTAGCAACAATAGTTTATGAAGCTGGTTTTTGTGAAATCCCTGAAAAAATTGAATTAGCTACTTCTAGATTAACAGACCAATTACTTAATTTAGAAATTAAAGCATTTAAAGATATTAAATCAATTTCAATAAAGGATTATTCTGAAACTTATTCAGATGATTCAAAAGGTAAATTAGGATTAGGTGTAATAGGTAATGATGAAGTAGTAGAATTATTAAAAGAATACAAACACCCAATAATGCGAAATAGGTTTATTGTTTAATAATATTATGAGCTATCAAAAAATAGAAACCAGACTTTTAAATAATCTTATTGACATAAGAAATAGAACTACTAGTAAAGATAGTTACGGTGGATTGACTGAATCGTGGTTAGTGTTGTATAATGGTATTAAAGGAAATATTCAATCAGCGAAAAACGAACAACAAACAACAGAACTTGGGGAACAAGTAATTAGAACACATACAGCAACATTATTCCCTGATTTTGAAGGAAAAACTCTAGTTCTTTCAGAAGGACAAAAATTATATGATGAGAAAACTGGACTTCTTTATAGAATTATAGGAGTGGAACAATTACTTAATGGTAATGGAGAAATACATCATTTTTCTTTAGATTTAGAAGTTTTGAGAGAAGACCCGAAAATCAGACAAAAAAATAATATCTGTTCTAAATTTAATCTTATTACAACTTAATGAAAGGAAAATTTTCAATAAAATTTGACATATTAGGAACAGATTCAATTAGAAAAGCACTTGAAAAAGATTCTAAAAAAGTAATAGAAGGTTTACAAGCTGGAATTGATAGAGGTAGTGTTTTAGTAGAAGCTTCTGCGAAGCAAAATGTTCCTGTAAGAAGTGGAAATTTGATGAGGTCTATTTTCACAGAATTTTCTCAAGATAAATTAAAAGCAATGATTGGTCCTGATATAAACGCTGCACCTTACGGATATTATGTTGAATTCGGGCGTTCTAAATCAGGGAAAGTTCCCCCTTATCCTTTTTCAGGAAGACATTATATGGAAAATTCTTTTTATCAAACAAGACAACAAGTTAAAGATGTTATAGAAAAATCAGTAAAATACTCATTATATGGCTAAAAATATTAAAGATGTCAAAAAATTGATTTACGACACAATGAAAAACGATGCTACTTTAACAGCATTACTTGCTGATGGTTCTAATGGTATTTGGCAAAGTTTTCCTCAAGAAAAAGAAATAAAACACCCAGCTATTTTTTTTAATATAATTTCAGATGAAGCGTTTCCTTATGAAGAAGATAATGTAGATAGTAAATTTTCTGAACTTGTTTTTGGATTAGAAGTTGTAGATGATGGACCAAATTCTTTAAATTGTGATAATATAGAAAGTAGATTATTTGAATTATTTAACGGAAAATTTTTAAAAAATACTAGTGTCAGGTTCAAAGAAGCGTGCAAAAGGTCTTATTTCTTCCAGTATTACGATAGTGAAATAAGAGTTTGGAGAACAGTTTCACGATACACAACTGTTGTTTCGCCTGTATAATAATAGTAACAGCTTCGTTTTAATATTAAATTTAAGGTTATGACAGAGGAAAAGGATTCATCAACAACTGGATTAGATGAAAGCCAGACAGTAAATAAAGGTGGACGACCACACTATCTTTATGAACTAGAAAAAAGATGGGTTAGATGGACTGGAATCAATGACCCAGATGTATTAGAAAGTTTAGATTATTTAAGCGGAGATTTATTTTTTGAGATGAGAAAATTAACTTCTCAAATTTGTATTGAAAATGAAGATAATGAAAAAGTTTTAGTAAGAAAATTAGACGAAATTCTACATTTTAAAGGAGATAAAGAACTTACTAGAAAAATAGGAGAAGTTATTTTCAGTATTATGGCAAACGAAAAAAAATCTATAAAAAAATTAATTGATACTTGTTGGAGAGATATTGTTGATAAGCAAAAAGTAGGGATTGATAAAATTTGCATTGTCGTAACAAAAAATATTCACGAGAAAGTTAAAGAACAAATGATTAGTATTAACTTGCAAAAGAATGAAGAAGAAAAAAAAGATTCTGAAA